CATAGTTGCTTGACCTAGGATTGATGAAATTTCTTTACGCTTTTCTTCCGGCATAGCTTTATTTGCTACAGTGATGTTGAAAACCATTGGAGCATTAATACCTTGTTCACGCAAAGTCTTTAGTTCAGGTGCTTGATCACTTCTTGTAGCACAATTGAACCCTAGCATTTGTAGCTTGGGTTGTTTTTCTTTAAACTGATTGTAAGTGTTGATACTTTCAAGGGCCATGTTGATGCCATTGTCGCCAACCATGTTGACTACAGCATCAAAGTTTGCTTTGAAAACAACATACTTGACTTTGAAACCATATTTTTCAGCAAGCATCAATGATGTAATATGTGCGGCATTACCGTACCCGGTACCACCTACTGTTATTTCTTTGCCTTTTAAGTCTGCTAAACTAGCTATACCACGTTTAGCATCGCCTACGTTGGTAATTACTGCCCAGCATACGTCACCACTAGCCGCAACTGGAATATAGTCGCTTTCTTTAATCATACCACTTTTGGCATTTTCAATAAAGGCAGGTGCAATTCCAGAAATTCTATCTGTTGGACTTAGGTCCATATACTTCAATCCAAGGACGCCATTGCCGCCTGGCTTAAATTCAATTTGGAAATTGTACTTTGATTGGATGAGGTTAGCTTTGTCGGCTAATTTTAAAGTTAGTGGTGTGCTACTTTGACTTGCCGCGGCAGGAACTACTATGGTAATAGTTTCAGGTTTCTGTGCCCATGCGTTAAACGAAAGGGCTGTTATTAGGGTTAAAAGTATTTTTTTCATTTGCTTTCAAAAGTGTAGGGGCGAAAGTGCCCCTACTACTTACATCAACTAAATCTAGTCTCTAGACCAAATTAGAATGCGAACTTAACGCCGGCTGTAACGCGGTTGCCATCAAATTGGGCAACACGGTCTTGACCATATTGGCGAGTTAATTCAACACCTGCTTTTACATTCTTAGCGACTGGTACACTTAAACCAGCACCAACAACTGCGGCATATCCATTTGAACCTGTTTGGTTATCAAGATAAGCACCACCTGCTAATGCGGCAACTTGTACTGGGCCTAATTTAACAACATCGTAACTGCCTGTTAAGCTGTAACGGTTTTGATCGTTTGATCCTTGGGCTGTACGAGAAAAGCCTGCTGTTACACCAACTGCACCAACTTGTTGGCCAATGGTAACACCAAAGCCATTACGGTCGTCTGCACGGGTAGTTGTAACGCCAAACTCTGCGGCGCTGGCTACTGTAGCGGATAAAGCAATCAATGTTGCAATAGTAAGTTTTTTCATTTAGTTTCCTTTATGTTGACAGTACAATAAAAGCTTGTACTGTACACGTATATTTATCAGTGTTTTCACGGGGGTAAATCCAAGAGCAACGTCTTTGGCAAACAAGAATACCCGCCGAAGCGGGCCTTGTTTATGCGTATACTTCTAATGCTGTTCCACATTCTGAACAAAACTTAGCTGTTGCTTTATTTTGCTTACCACAAGTTACACATTTTGGTTTGGCCTTAACTGTAACAGGCTTAACAACTGGTTTGTTATGACCCAGGTCTCCGACAATCTTGAATACAAGATTGTGTTTCTCAGTTTCCAATAAACCAATAGTTGTTGTTTGAAATGATTGTGTACTCTTACTACCTGGTACAGTGATACCTGTGTCATTCCAATCCATAGTAGCCATACCATCATGTAGTTCGGCTGACTGTGGTACAACGCTGTTAATGGCAGATGTGGCACTTGCTTTAACTGCTTCGCCTTTACTGTAGTCAATGCCACGCAAGGCACCATTAACATTAAATTGGCTGGTACTACCGCTTACCTGCGACCAACTACTGTACTTGTCTACAACACCAGGGTACTGACTGCTGTTCCAAACTGGGGCAACATTAAAAATTGGGCGAGGGAGTTCAAATTGATATTCAACTCTTACCAGTCCGTCCTCGACTCCGATTCCTCGGTGCTCTTCGATTTTGCCTGTTCGCTCAATAAACTTGAACTTATTGCCTTCGGTTAGGTTATTGTTCTTTATGCTTCGTTCAAGGTCAATACTTTGACCAGCATTAAGAACTAGTCCACCTGGTACTACATTATCACCATCAATGAACACATTAACAACTGCACGAGTTGTGTGTAGGTTCTTAAGGGTGATTGCATATTCCGATCCAAATGGGATATAGACCGTGTCCTTAAATTCACGAAGGACTTTGCCGTTTACTTTGATTGCCGCGGCGAGCTTGTTTCCATACATCATGGTTTCTCCTTTTACGGTTGACAGACTAACAACCTAGTTTCTTAAAAGTCTGTAAGATGTGCTCCATGCACAAATTTATTTATCTGGTGCGTCTGACGGGAGTCGAACCCGCAGTCATGAGTTTTAGAGGCTCTTGCTATGCCATTCAGCTTCAGACGCTCCATTTAATTATAGCAGTTATCTTAGCTATGTCAACCTATTTTGGATATCAATCATCAAAGTCCTCATCGTCGTATGCTTCCTCAATGTAGGCCTTCTTGCTGTCGTACTCTTGGTAGTATGATTCGTTAGCTTTTAACACTCTGAATCTACTTCCATGAGTAAGTGTAGCCAAAAAAGTTTCTTCCTTGTCAAGCAAGTCACAAACAACATAACTACTGCCACACGCACCTTCTACATTTTTAAATGGACTGTGCTTGTATTCGTTATTTGCAAGTAACTTGTGAAACTCGCCGCCGTAAGAGAACATGATCCGAGTAATACCTAACTTTTGGTTACGTAGGCGGATCTTATCTACAAAGGATAACTTTGTTAGAGTTGCTTCATTATCAGGGGAGATTGTGAGTAAGCATTCTTTGAACTTAATGCTACCTTTTGTATGACTGTTACCAGGCGTCTCTTTGGTGCTCCAAGGCAACTCCGCAGATACGTGATTAACATAAAAGGTCTCTCCATGTGTTTTTAAGACCCACATTGGAACGGTCTCGTCTTCTAAGTGCTTCTTGTTAAAATGAAAGACTACATCTTTACAAGCATATTCAATCTACATTGCCATTTTGATTTCTCCTTATTTCAGTTTTGGCTTCTTTCAATCGTTCTTCCCATTTAGGGTTGAACAACATACAACAACGGCAGGATAAGACTTGTGTTTTCTTACCTCGCAGTTTGCTATTTGCTCCTGCTTTGCCGTGATATATACTTTTCATATAGTATATAGCAAAACAAAAGGCCAGTCAAGGCCTTTTGGGTATTTTCTGTTACGAGGTATTTCCTACCCTAAGCGGAGTTTAGGCCGCTAATGCGAACGTAGAGTCGTTTGCGTTTACTTTGTTTTCTTCTTTTTACATCGTTGCTGATGTGCTGTCCACTCTGTTACTCTTTGCCCTGTCGAAACCATGACTGGCCCGGCAAAAGAACTCTTTAGTATAGTCTATAGCACTTGTCTGTCTCTATACAGGGTGAAGAATTCTTTTGGTGGACCAGGCGGGAGTCGAACCCGCGTCCAGAACACTTTTCTCTTTGCTTCATACAGCAATAACTTACAGTATATATTTATTAGGCCTGTTTGTCAACCTATGAATACCTATCAAAAAGAGTCCCTTTGCTATCCTTTGAGGACCAAGCTTGACGAAGCATCTTTAACGCAATAGCACTTAAACGTTTAAACCGTTCTCCTGTGCGTGTGTTATGATAAATGTATTCACGTTTCACTTTAGATTATTTTTAACAATCCAAATACAGAACCGTCCTGTGTACTGTATGCCAAATAGTTAACATGTGGATCTTGGAAATTTATACTTGAGCCAAACCATTGTTCATTACGTTCAGCATCATTTACGTCAACCCAATAGCCACTTGCACCTGTATCTAGATTATCAGGCACCCAGCGTTTAGCAATACATGTATCAGTGTTATACCACCATACGTCAGTGTCCGGGACACTTGGTGCCGCAGTACCCGAATAGAACTTGTTACCTACAGCAAAGTATAAGTGTGTTCCCAATGGATGACGTTCTTTTCTTGCTATAGCTTCAGCAGGGTTGTCTGCACCATTGGCGTCTTCGAGTAGTTCGTACGTGTCTAACCTACTTAAACCATAATTAAACTTTTTAACCTGTCCATTTTCCATTAAAGGTTTTAAGTCTGCACCAACTTTACAAATAAAAAACTCCGGTGCCATTGTATCACCGACAATATCAAATGATGGCACTACAAATAAATGGTTGCGACCTCTATACAATGTTAGTTCAGGATTCTTATTAAGGTAAACATCCTTAACTCCATTAACAATTTGTTCGCTGGTCTTACCAGATACACCCCAACAATTTCTTTCTTTGATCCAAACAAAATTGAAATCAGTTTCAGGAGGACTAGGTTCAGAACCAACAGTTGGATCTCCGCCAGCGGCAGTAGCGTCACCAGTAATAACATTTGACGAATAGCCAACTAACTTTCCGCAATAATCATAAATCGGATCTTGTTGCACAAACAATGGATCCTGTGGTGTTAGTGCTGTTACGGCCAAGCCATATAATTCTGGGCCAACAAGACCTGGCCAAATATTTTGATATCTAATGCCATTAACATCTGCTGGATAACTTGCAGTCTTACCAAGGCTAGATACTAAAGATGTTGCTGTTGAAGATGCAGTTTTTAAATTCGGTGATGTTGCAGGAGGATAATCTGCTGATGTTCTGTCGAGCGCAGATATTGCCGCGGCAGGAGGTGGCGGTGCCAATGTTATAGCAGATTCGCCAGCTTTATATGGCTTACCTGTTAACAAATTGTGCTTGTGCCTAAAGTCGGGGAATAGTTGCCTATTGATTGATTTAGATAATGCTTTTGTTACGCCTTTAATTTTCTTAGTAAGATTATTAATTTTGTCACCTGGTATGCTGGCCATCTTGCCGCCATGCTTTTGTATACTACCAAGTATGCTTTCTGGATTGTACTTTCCAGTGTTGATGCCACCATTACCAGATAAGCATAACTCGGGCTTACCAAGTCTACCAATGTCTTTAAGAATAGCATTTGCTTCGTTGAACTCTGCGTCAATAACTTGTCCAATAACGTCTGGTATTAAAGGAGCCTTAAGAGGAATCTTACACATGCCATCTAATGCTAATAAGTTTTGCACTTCAGCAATTGCCCCGTTCACTCTATCAAGAGCACCCTTTAAGCCTGATAGTTCTTCCAGTGCTTTTAATTCGTCTCTTAAATTTTTAAGTTCGTTTTGTAAATCTTTGATACTTGGTAAGTCTGTGTATTCTTCAATTAGTGCATTTAAATCTGCTTCAACACAAAGTAAATTGCCTTTGAGCATATTGTCAAGGCCGCCAAATAAAATAGCACAAATAATGTCTTTGATTGGTTTGTTTAAGATGCCTTTGGTTGCAACCTTAACACCTGGGATAATTGGAATGTCTGCCATAGTAGATTACTTATGCCCACTTTAAATCTGGATCTAATCTGCTTCCGCTTCGTCCGCCAACTTGCTGATAAGGTGCGGTACCGTTTCTAGCGACTAGTACTGACACTACTTCAGGACTGTTCCCGCCGTGAGCTACGTGAACCCAACGTCCTTCGTATATTAATTGGCTGAACGACCCGTTCATGTTTTTACCAATGTGCTTGAATAAATCTTTGGCCTTTAAAGAAGGGTCACCTTGTCCTAAAATTTGAATATCCACTGCGCGACCGCATGGATGATCACCAATGCTATTTTTAGCGCCAAGGGACTTATCAAATGCTGGAGTGCGATATCCAGAGCTAATGGTTATTTTAAATCCTGCATCCACTAACGGGTCAAGAACGTTTTGGCATACTTTTTGCCAGTTACAAGCAATTTGCTGTGCGCTTAATTTGGCTTCGGGATTTTCAACAGGCTTGTATTTCATCTGCGAAAATTTAAAATACTTACTGCATGCCGTGTCCCACAATGCATCTGTGTATGTTGAGCAGTCTTTTGGATCTGGTTGTGGAGCAGGTTTGGCACCATCATCACCCCCGGGCTGTGAACTACCTTGCTGAGATTCCCCTGCACCAGAACCCATTGTTTTTTGCATATCTTCGATAGCGGCGGCGTGGCCTTGTGGCGTATCTTCATAATATACTTCACCAGAGGGCGTAACCTTACGGGCGGCATTGGTTGTAGGCTTCATTTTACACATAAAAAAATCTCCCATGTATTTATGGGAGACTTTTAATTATGGACCTACAAAAACGTCCGGACTACCTTCTGCTCTAGGGTGCCCGCAACTGTCCTCATCGCCTAGCCGGTTTACCGGTATATTTGTGATAAAAACAGTAGGACTTCCGTTTGCTGTGACAGGGCTGTCGTGTTCTCCTGTACCGTGACTTTCAACTGGGCTACCATCAATAGCAATTAAGATATTGTTTGCGTAAACAGAGCCTTGTATTACTTCTTCTACAACTGCTCCATCATCATTAGGATCGCCTAGTCTATGTACAGGTTTATTCATTATAGTTTCATGCCCGCTGGTGCCAATTGAATACCGCTTAATGCAGATGTATATTGGTCAGCTAATTCTTTGTCAGTACTGCCAGTAGTAACTACCAGGCTTTTGTTAATTTTAAGATTACGAGCACGTTCTGGACTAACTGTCATTAGGTAAGGAACTAATGCTGGGCCACCTTTAGGACTTTGGCCAATGCAAACCGGGCGGTCGATTGTATAGCTTGTTGCATCTTCTTCGATGAACTGCCCGATTAGTTCTTCGCCAGAACCCATTTTAAGTGTAACGACGTCTCCGCCCTTTTTGATATCAAGTAACATTTCTATCCTTTAAAAAATTGTTTATTCCTGTTGTGCCGCCAATGTATTCACCACGGTACCAAAACTGTGGTATTAGATTTGGATTATATCCTAGTCTACTTTCCCACACTTTGAATGCTTTATATAGTTCTTCTTCCTCATCTACTTTTACCACTTCAAACTCTAGCCCTGCGGCTTTAAGTTTATCTAGTGCAACATGGCAAGCATCACACCATTCTGTAATGTAAAGCTCGCTAACACTCATAGACTTGGTAATGCTTCGTAGTCAACTGCATCACTCATAACACCAATAACGTAGTTGGTAGATTCTGATTCTTGTAATGCTGTTTGCTTCTTGCTTGTGTCGCTGTGTTTGTTGAACCAAGGGATAGGTGTAGACTTTGGAGCAGGACTTTGATACTTGATACCAATTTGCTTTAGTGCATCTGCGGCTGTGTAGTCAACAAAGTCTTTAAGGATGTTAGCATTAAGACCAATAACGGGTCCTTTCTTGAACAAGTAATCAGCCCATTCTTTTTCTTCGCGGATAACATCAAGATACATTTGATATACTTCAGATTCACACTCGACCTTAGCTTTAGCAAAGCGAGGATCTTCTTTGATTACTTGGTTAATCAAGTAAGCTGTCCAACCTTTGTGTAATAGTTCGTCTTGTAAAATCAAACTGATAATGTTGCCATTGCCGATAAAGATTTTATTTTCAACCATTGCTAAACTTGTTGCAAAGGATACCATGAAGCGGAATGCTTCAAGAGCATAAGAAGCATTAAGTGCTAACCAGATAGACTTAATGTGTTCTTCTTCTGGGATATTATGACCAACTTCCTTGCGACAGTTAATAACATGCAGGTCATCATAGTACTTGCCTACAGAACTTGCCATGTTAACAATTTCAGCTGTGTCGTGAATTGTGTTAAACACTTCTTTAGGCACGTTGTAGATGTTACGAATGATGTGACTATAACTGCGACTATGAATGTTTGTTTCAAAGAATGTCCAGTTGTAGATAAGTGCTTCTAGTTCTGGTAGCGAGCATACAGGAGAGAACACTTGACTAGGTCCGCGACCTTGTAAGCTATCTAATGCTGTTTGACGTAGCAAGTTACTAGTGAAGATATGTTTAATAGCATCACTTGCATCTTTAAAGTCTTGTGCATCTTTGGTTAAAGAGATTTCTTCTGGCACCCAAAAGAAACCACGTGCTGTTGTTTCAAAGTCTGCAACTTTTTGATACTTGACTTCCTCAAAACGTTGGATGGTAACAGGACCTGCTGGGTCCAAAAACATCTTGCGATGTAGGTAATCTGATTTTGTTGTTAATTCGTATTGTTGTTTGCTCATAGCTTACATGCCTCGCAGTCTTCTTCATCTTCAAAATTTACAGGCTCCAACATTGTTGGTGCTTCTTCAGCAATGGCCTTACTACCTGCTTTGTTAATCAAGCTATAGTAGAAAGTTTTGATGCCCCAAATATGTGCTTGCATCAAGTTCTTGGCAATCAATGTTGTTGGTACTTTGCGGTCTGCAAAGTGTGCTGGATTATAGAATGTGTTAGTTGAAATGCTTTGGTCAACATACGCCGCAATAACTGCCGCTGTTTTTAGATAACCATCACAATCCTTCTGTTCCCACATTAGCTGATACTTGTTCTTTAACTTGTGATACTCAGGCACAACCTGTGTAAACGAACCTGCTTTAGATTCTTTAGTGCTAATCAAGCTCATTGGCATTTCAATGCCGTTAGTGCTGTTAATAACAACAGAGCTAGACTCAACTGGAGCAACTGCCATTTGTGTAGCATTACGGACGCCCCATGCTCTCATCTGGGCACGTAAACTTTCCCAGTCAAGCTCTGGTGTAAAGTCAGCCAGTTCGTTAACACCGTCGGCACGTAATTCCCAAGGGAAGATACCCTGACCATAACGTGTCTTATCACTGCCTTCGCAACGGCCACGTTCTTTAGCAAGTTCAACTGAAGCTTCAGTTAGATAGTAAGCCATATGCTCCATCCAAGTCTTGACTTCTTGTAGTGCATCTTTCTCTCCGTACTTCAATCCGCGTTTGGCGTGCCAGTAGGCCAAGTTAGTAACACCAATACCCAATGGACGAATCTCATCATTAGACAACTTACTTTGAATACTCAAGAAGTCTTGGTAATCAAGTATATTGTTAAGACTCCTGTGTAGAATACGGCAAGCACGGCGCATATCTTCTGGATTACGGAATGCTCCGTAGTTGATAGAACCCAATGTACATAAAGCAATGCGACCGTCAGGATCATCAAGACGTTTAAAAGGCTTTGTAGGTAAAAGAATTTCAAGGCAAAGATTACTTTGGAAAATTGTATGATACTCTGGATCAAACGGACCTTGCTTCATAACATTATCAATGAATACAAGATAGATACGACCTGTGTCAGTGCGCTCTTTTAAGATGCCGCTTTTGAATACTTCCTCTGCTGACATCGTCTTCTTACGAAGGCCAGGAGTATTTTCATACTTTACATAGAGTTCTTCAAACAAGGTGGTGTTTGAGTAGAACGCTTCGTACAAGTCTGGTACTTCGTTAGGATCAAAGAAAGTTATGTTTTCTTTGTTTTTAAATCGTCTGAAGAAGAAAGCACTAAGCACAACCCCATAATCCATAAAACGGACTCGGGTTTCTTCTGTTCCTTGGTTGTTCTTAAGGACAATAAGATCATCAAACTGATGATGCCAAATAGGATAGAATACAGTAGCACTAGCATTACGAATGCCTCCTTGTGAGCAACTACGTAAGTCGCCAAACCATTTTTTCAGGAATGGTATCATACCTGTGTGCATAATCTCACCGCCACGGATGGGACTGCCTAATGGACGTAGTCGCCCAATTTCTAAACCAATGCCTGCTCGCTTGCTGGCATACTTGGCCATCATTTCACCACTAGCAAAAATACTATCCAGGTCATCATCACTGCGAATGAGTACGCACGAACTGAATTGCTTAGTAGGGGTACCGAGACCAGCAAGGACAGGAGTAGCAAGAGTAAACAAACCGTCACTTGCGGCATTGTAGTATTCCTTGATATAACGCATTCTTGCGCTGTTTGGTTCTTCCTTGTGAAAAACTGTTGCGGCCGCAACCATATATCTAACTTGCGGCGTTTCATAAATTTCTTTAGTAGCACGATTACGAACTAGATACTTTTCAATAAGCTGTTCAATAGCCGCATAACCATACTGCTCATCTTTTTCATGGTCAATGATGTCTTCCATCTTGTCCCAATCAGCTTCGGTGTACCATTCAAGCAGTTCGCTTGTGTACAAACCTGTAGCTACATTCTTCTTAACAATGTCATAAAGGCGAGGAGGCGTGTATTGGCCATATACATCCTTTCGTAACATTGACAAACGCTGTTTGCCTGCTACGTATTGATAGTTAGTATGACCCACATCAGGGTTTGATTCTACGTCAATAAGATCAACAATAGCACGTAAAGTGATGTTGTCAATTTCACTAGTGGTAATACCATCATAGAAGTGTGGTTGAGCTTTAATCTCAATCATACTTTGACTTACGTCTGCAATGCCGCTACAAATCTTAGTAATCTGCGCTTGCCATTTTTCTACTGCTAGTAGTTCTCTATTACCACTTCTCTTAATTACGTTAATAACACTCTTGCTCATATTTTTGTTTAGTTCCATTGTCGGCGGCCTTGTTGCTGTAAGAACATTTACTTACCGATGCCACGTGCGCCAAATCTTTATACTTTAACCAGCCTAGCCAGGTCGCTAGGCGCCCAAATTTGTAAAATTTCCAAGTTGATATTTTTCATGTCAATCAACTCACCATCATAATAATTTAATAAGTTATTATTAGGTAGTATTACCACTAGGCGTGTTTCTTTGTCAATCTGAGCTCTTGCAAGATTACATTCGAAACCTGCCAATACCAAACTGTAAAACATTCCTAGTCCTTGAGCACTTGGGCAGAACTGACCTGTGCCAATTAATGCCCACGGATCAGGCCAAGAATCCTCTCTCCAAGGATCAATTGATTTGTTTACTAGCGGGACGAATTTCCACCAGATTGCTGTTTCGTTATACGCAGAGTCTGTATCCATATCTGCTAACGTATTTCTCCATTCTCGCCAAGCCAATAACTTTCCCTGCTTGTCAAGAAACCAATGCTCTAAACTACGATGTTCCACGTGATACTTAGTTAAGTTTGTAATACTGTTCTACTCGTTGCAACCAAAGATCACTATAGTGTTTGAACTCTGCACCTTCAATAATAAATGTTTGATACTGATTCTCTCTATCAACCATAAACAACACACCTTGTTGAATATCAGTACCATGCACCTCATTATGTGCCATTGCGTATGCTGTTGTTTGAATAAAATAGTCTTGCATCCACTCAGGCTTTTTCATTTTCTTGGCCGTCTTGTGATCCATGATACTAGGCTTGCCTTTATACACACCACACAAGTCTGTGGTGCCAGCATATAAGCCAGGATAGTAAAGGCTTGCTTCCATGCCCCATACTTCATCAACACCCGATAAGCCTTTTTCAATAACCTGGTCACTCATTGCCCTGGCCATTTGATGGATGGGTGTATTACCCGGAGGGCGTTCAATGCCCTCGATAAAGTTTTCAATGTGTTTGTGTACTAGTGTACCTAGGCCTGCGCTTTCAGTACTAATGCGTTGTGCTTCTGCTTCGCCTACTCGCTTCTTCCATTCATTTAAGAATGTCTTGTCTGCGGTAGAACTAAGGATAGTAGTTACGCTAGGGACTCGAGAGCCATCTGGTGTGGCATAGAGCCGACTAGGACCTTCAATCCTAGTTAGCTTTTCATATTTGTATTTGGGATTAAATGTTATCATTGTCGTTTATTATAAACGATAATAATAAGAAAGTCAACGCTTAATTACCAAGCAACGACCCACTGGAAAGTGGTTTGAGTAGATGGATTAGTTTGTCTATCGATTGTGTATCCAAGGTCCGAGAAATATTGGATAACCTTATTCATTTGTAAAATCTTTTGACGGTCTTCGCGAGCACCGGTCCAAGCATCAAAGTATTCAGCGGCTAAAGCATAACCAACATCAGCTGAATTCTTTGCCATGGTACTTGTTGTAACAACTACAACTTGAACAGCACCATCAGCACTTGCTAAAAGAATTTCTTCTTCTAAATCGCGAATCTCTCTTAGTACATAAATGTCTTGTAAAGATTTAATTCTTGCTTCGTTAGCTGTTAGCATTATTCTGCTCATATACCTAAATCCTTACGTGCTTGTGCTGTGGCATCTTTGCTTACTGAAATTTTGTTTTGTTCTGCTTGGTCTTCTGTATCAGCTGAAGGTACAGTTGTTAGTGTAACCTCATCGTTGTTTACATCAGCAACCAAGTCATTGTTCTTTGCTTTGAATGTAGAGATTAAACCTCTAATTGCATCAACTTGACCAGCCGCGCTAAAACCCATGCGGCTTAAGTCTGTTACTAACTTGTGCATAGGAATTTTTGCTAAGCCATCGTTCTGACCTTTAATGATCAGCATCTTAATGGCATTAGCAAAGTTTTTATCGAAACTATCTAGTTCAAGCAACGTCACTCTTGATCTCCCTGCCAGTAGGTTCAGCTTCTGGGCCTGCGCTACTTGGGAAAATAGGAGCTTCGCCACCTGCTTCTGCACCTGGCTCTGCACCCATTTCAGCACCTGGTGCAGGCGGAGTCATCATTGCATCACCACCACCTGTTAAGGCACTAATGGCGCTGTCCAATGAATCTTTAGTTTGTGTTAATGTGTCAATAGCACCTTCCAGGGCACCCTTAACTGTTTGTGCATATTGCTCACCTGCGGCATCACCAAAACGTTCTTTGATTTGGTCTACTAAGGTAATCATATCGCTACCAAGCATGTCAGCTACATCTTCAATGAAGCCCTGGAAGTCATGATTCATTGCTTTTGCGGCAATTACAACTTCAGCTTGTTCTAAGTTATCTTCGTCTAAATCAGCTTCAACTAAGTGAACGCCAACGTTAGCTAGATCTTCATAAATCTCTTTATGTAATACTGCGCGAGTATATTCTTTGCCACCTTTGCTTGCTAAGGTGTCAATTTCTCGGGCTACACGAGCCATTTCTTCGCGTAGGCGTCTACCGCCAATGTTTTCTACTACAATGCTTTCTTTGCGAAGTGCAGAACGTGCCGCTTGTGCTGGTGTTATTGTTGTTGTGATGTCATTAAATTTCATAATGTTCTCCGTGATCTATTTAGCGTATTAAATGTGTAATACTACCACTTATTTGGGCAAGTGAGTTATCACATAGCCTAGCATTGCTAAAAGCCCTACAATAACTGTAGCTGTGGAAGTAATCATAATCTTAAACTTCTCGTCCTTAGCATTGCTTAATAAGCTCTTAATTTCGCTAAGATTCTTTTGGTTTTCGGCTTTAAAAGCGGAAAAATCGTCATGAAGTGCATCAAGACGATGTTCTACTGTTTTAAACTTTTCTTCCAAGCGTCCGTAACGTTCAGCACATAGCTCAACATGCATCTCCAGACTTGTTTGTTCCGTAATCATAAATGGGTTAATCCATGTGCAAAATCACAACCAAACTCCAGTTTGTTGTGAAAATATGTCTTATATAATGAGCCAGGGTGAGTTGTGATTACGGGTTTGTTAAATTCAGTATATTTAGCCAATTTAGAAAGAATCATGGCGTATGAAAAATGTGTTGGTGTCAGGACCTGATGTTATAATCTTGTCCCCAACTGGGTAAGTTTCCGTTAGTCCGGTTTCTAACTTACGTCCATGCGACTCTAGTGCTAATGTTTCTTCGGTCATTTGGCCAATGCCACTAGCAATCCATTTAAAACACCAAACCCTGTGTTCTCCGCTAATGTTATCACCAAACAAACTGTTTCCAACATTGTGCTTGTCCATGCACTCAATGCCAGCTAATAATGGCTGGCCACGTGCGGCAACCACGCTCATAAGTTCTGCTAAGTTGCCCCTACTTTTTTCTGATTCAGGACCAATGTCAAACAATGTCCATGCTGTGAAAAACTCAGGGTCGGCGCCCATATGTGCCCCTGGCACCATCCACGATTTCTTATCTGCCATGATTAAAGGTTTCTGCCTATTGCGTAACCTGCGGCGCCCATAGCACCAATCTTAGCCAAGCTTGATAAGAAACCAGTGCTTGAACGTGAGCCAGCAACTGCACCAACACCAAGTGCGGCTATTTCGGCGTTATCAACACCTTGCAATTCGTAACCCTTATTCGAAGCTAACTTATCTAATACTGGATAAAGTTCACTATGCTTACCTCTAATTTTATAATATTGTAATAAACGAGTTACGCATAGTTCGCGTTGATGTGTAGACAAATTATCCCAATCTGTAATTAATCGACGCAGGCTTTTGTAGTTACTGATATCAATGCCCATTTGTCCTTCCAAACGGTACATGATACGAATAGCAGAAGTAGCATCAGCATGTCCGGTAGAGATGTTTCTTAAGAAATCCAAGATCATCTTCTTGTTTGTTTTTAGTTCTTGTGCTAATGCTTTATTTTGTTCTGATGCTTTTAGCTTTCCTGCTAATGCGCCTTCGGGATTTAAAATAATGTGAAGACCTTGATATAAGTCTGTCCCGCTAACACGTGGCAAATTAAAATTGCCAAACTGCATTGTACGCTTTGCATAATCTTGTGCAAATGGTTTTGTTTCAAACTCTTTGCTTAACAAGTAAACGGTAAGCAAGTTAAGGAATACACTATCAACTGCATCTCGCAATGTTAACTGCGATAGGTAGTTGTTACGAAACATCTTGCTTTCGTTACAGTTCTCTGTGATAAAACTAAAGTCTTCCATATTATACCTTTTTCATAAACACAGGTCTATTTACTAGTTTAATTTTACCGTGTGGTGTGTCTGACACAAAGCCTTCATGGCCTGGGTGTTCTCTAACTGATGCTGTTACTGCGGCGCCTTGGCTTGCATGTACATCAAGTTGATCTTTCAATCTATACTTTAGCTCAACTAACATATTAGCAATCTTGAATACTGCGGCAAAGCCTGCTTTATTCTTAGAAATATGATCTAACACGTTTTGAATCTTGTTAGTTGTTAGCTTGCTTCTACTTGGATCCTTTAACCACTCCAGGAACTCTTTACCGCTTGGTCCATGTTCACCAATGCCAGCTTTATAATTCAAGAAGCTCTTAAAGATGTCAGACAAATTAGAAATCTTTAAAGCACTTACAGAGAAGCTGTCTAATAGTTTGTTGATTGATGCACGGCTCTTTTCAATTTCGTTTTCAATTGCTTGAACATCGCTGTGTGCTATTTCAAATGGTGCAGACTTAACTTGCATCATTGGACTTAGCACTACAAGGCCCGGGCTCGGTTTCAACGCTTCAATTTCTGCAGGAGTCATTGCACGTGGCTCTTCTTCTGCACGGTCTGTAAAGTAGCTGTGTACAACAATACCAGCATTACTTGCTTTAATCTTTTTACCTAATTCACTTGCTGGATCAATTGTATACTTTACCTTTAGTGGTTGGATTTCAATTACACCATCATGTACCTCAGGCTTGCTCATCCACATAATGTCGCCTTGGATAAATCCACGGAACTTAACAGGAACTAGCTTTTCCAACATTGGATATAGTTTAGCAATTTGTGTGGAGTACTCTAAACGTCCTTGCTCGTCTGGCTTACGATTGTAAATCATGTCGCGGAACATTTTAGCACTACGTGCCATGCCATCATATTTCTTTGCACCAAAACCTGCTTTGTCTGTCATGATAAAACCATCTTCATCACGACCAAAGATAATAGCAGGAGTACCGTCCCACTTAACAGAGTTTGATTTTGGATCAACTGCGGCATGCTTAATAGCATTAAGAGCTCGCATAGCACCATCAGCACCTTCTTCAAATACTAAATCTTCTGGGTGGTCAATACGTGCTTTAGCTTCTGTTAGCTTGATAAGCTTGTTGTTTAAAATACGTCGGCTTTCAACTGTGTTGAACGCTGTCTTAAGAATGTCGCCAAGTATAGCCTTAACTTGAATAGGAATATTCTTATCACCTGCATCAGAGAACTGTTGCCATGCTGTACGCAATCTATTAAAGTCACTAAAGATACTTCCTGTAGTAGCGGCAGGTGCCGCTGGTGTATCTGCCGCAGGAGTAGTTGTAGCAGTAGCGTCGGGAGTAGCAGGTGTTGTGGCTGTTGCATCTGGTGTTGTGGCTGTTGCATCTGGCGTAGTAGCATCAGGAGTAGCAGTAGCATCTGGTGCTTGTTGCTGTGGTTGTTGTTGCTGTTGAGGCTGTGGCTTCTTCTGAGCTGGTTGTGCTCTTGGAATACTTAGACTGTCAAATGTAGAACCAGCAACGTTTTTATCAACACCTTGTTTAATCAAGAAGTCCATAATGTCATCGCTGTCCATTGGCTTACCAGCTTTAACCCAAGCTTGTTGTAGTTTATCTGCTGTAACTTTATTTGTTAGGTTGCCACCTTTAACGGCAAGTTTGC